CGCCTCCCATCGTGGAGACGGCAGCTATCGAACCTCCGGCGCATAAAGCGGTTAAGCCGCAGCCTCGGAAGCGGTAAGGGGGTGGTCCGATGGAGCTGAAAATCATCACGCCGCCCGCAGCGGAGCCGCTGACGCTGGCTGAAACAAAGCTCCATCTGCGGGTTGACCACAATACGGACGACACACTCATCACCGCGCTCATAGCGACGGCTCGGGAGTGGGTGGAGTCGTACACAGGGAAAAGCCTTGTTGAACAGACGCGGCAAATCACGCTCTCAAGCTGGCCTTATGCGCCGCTTCGTCTCCATGGGGGCCCGGTGCAGGAGATAAGTTCCGTGAAGTACCTTGACAAGACTGGCACCGAGCAGACCGTAGCGGAAACAGTCTATTGGCTGACTCCCGGCGGGGAAATATCACTCGACTACGGTCAGACGTGGCCTTCGGAGCAGCTTCGCGGACCGGACAGCATCGCAATTACCTATGTTACCGGGTATGAGCCTGTTGTAACTGAAACCGAGGTCCCTGTCGAGGACGGCGAAGAGGGCGAAACGGAGACGGTCACTATCACGGATTACGGCGGAAATGTCCCGCGACAGTTCAAACAGGCGATGCTGCTGTTGATCGGCGCGTGGTACGAGTTGCGCGAGGGTGTTTTCGTCGGTAAGAGCACCAGCATCAGCGGACGGGCGACGCCGGAGATACCCTTTGGAGTCAAGGAGATTCTCTCTCCTCTCCGGGAGGTCCCGCTATGAACGCCGGGGATCTCCGGGACCGAATAGAGGTAGTGCGGAAAACAAGAACGGCCGACGGCATGGGAGGGTGGAGCGAATCAGAATCCACCCTCCTGACCGTTTGGGCGCAAGTGCTGACGCCGCGCTCGAAAACTGGAGTCGTGGCGCAGCAGGATGCAGAGATCAGGACGCACGAAGTCGCAATCAGGTACAGCGCGCTCCCGGCGATCAACGACATCGTGAAATTCTTGAACGACCGGCTGGAAGTCAAAGGCGTTCGATACGACGCAAAAAGGCAGTGGACATTTCTTGACTGCGTGCCGGAGGTGGAATAGATGATCACTATCCGCGTGCAGGGAACGGAGGAGTTGATACGCGACCTTCGCAAAGCGGCGATAGACGTACAAGACGCTGCAAGAAAGGTGCTTAAGGAGCAGGCTGAGAAGATCAAGTACGACGCTCAGGAGCGCGTGCCGATCGGCGCGACTATGGCGCTGCTGGCAAGCATTCGCCACGGTGTTTCACGGAAGAAGCTGACCGCGTGGGTATCCGCAGGCGGCAAGGTGGGCGGGAATGATGCGTACTATGCGCATTTTGTCGAGTTTGGGACGAAGAAACAGACGGCGCAGCCCTTCCTTTTCCCTGCGGCGCGTGCGCACGACGAAGAGACGCAGCGACGATTGACCGAGGTCATGTTTGCCGCGCTTAGAGGTCGGCCGATATGACGCAGCTATCCGTTGCACAGAGCCTGTACACAATGCTCACAGGCTCGACCGCGCTCATGGCGAAAATCAAAGGCGTGTACGACGTGGTACCGGAAAACACCGCAGGGCCGTATATCGCCATCGGACAGCTTCAAAGTTTGCGCGGTCGTTTGCTCTCGGACAACGAGCGGGCATGGTACGCGGATATTCACATTTGGAGCAGCTATCAGGGCCGGAAAGAAGTGCTCGAAATAGCGGACCTGATAAGCCAGGTGATTCCTCCGGGGTGGTTTCAAGAGGAACTGATGGTGATTCAAGACCCTTCAGGCTGGTACCACGGCGTTCTCACAATCAAAGGATACGACAGATGAAGCCCTCTCCGGAGGGCTCTTTTTTTTGACAGGAGGTAGGACATGAGCGCAACAGCATCGAAAGTAAGCGTGCTGAAATTAAACGTTGGGGGAACGCCGACCGCTCTCGGAGAGGTGCGGAGTTTTTCTATTGAGACCTCTCTCGGAACGATTGACGTTTCGACCCTCTCCACGGACTGGAAAAAGTACCTTGTCGGACAGGCGGGATGGAGCGGAAGCCTTGAATGCTTCTACGATCCCACAGACAAGGCGCAGGCCGACCTTGTGAGCAAGGCGCGGGCGGGCACGATCTGTACCATCACCGTACAGCCTCTGGGAGCAGGTACGGGAAAAACACAGCTCTCCGGCACGTGCTATGTCACGTCCATGAGCATCACTGGCGCAACGGAAGACGCGGTAGGGGTATCTTTCAGCTTCCAGGGCACAGGCGAGCTCGCGCTGAACGCCAACGCCTCTTAGGGGGTGGGCTGAATGGGAGCTTTAGCGGCAAAGAAAGCTATCATCAAGTTCGACATTCTGGGGACGAAGACGCCGATCGGCGAGGTCCGTTCCTTCTCGGTGGAGACATCGCTCGGAACAATCGACGTTTCTACCCTTTCAACCGACTGGAAGAAATACCTCGTTGGTCAAGCCGGGTGGACCGCTTCCATGGATCTATTCTACGACCCGACAGACCCCGGACAGGAAGAACTCGTAACCCGCGCTCTTGCAGGTACGCCTTGTGAATTTACGTTTCTACCCTTCGGAGAGGACGAGGTATATGTGCTTAATCTCGGAGGTGCGACCGGAGGAACCTTTACCCTGGGAGACGGCGACACCATCGTTACCTCCTCGCTGGATCACGACGCAACGCTGACGGAGATTCAGACCGCACTGCGCACGGCCTATGACGAGCCTGGAATCTTCCTTGCAGAGGGGACGGGCACCATCATTGTCTCCTTCCCAACGGGTGTGGCTGCTGGACTGGCTATTCAATCCTCTCTCACGGGCGGGGAGGCGGCGACTTGCGTGTTGCAGGACGAGCCCGCCGTATACGTTGGGACGGGGAGCATTACTTCGTGGAGCCCTTCCGGGGCGACCGAGGACGCGGTCGGCGTGTCCATATCCGTCCAGGGTGACGGGGAACTGGAGCTTGATCCTGCATGAAGACTGAAATCAGATACGGAATAAACGCGATACGGGAGCTTTTGAGGGCGACGGGGCGCACGCCCGGAGACATTTTTACAGAGGGGTTCGACCCGCGAGATGTGGACTTCGGACTGTCGATTATCTGGGCCGGGCTGCTTTGGCAGAACCGCGACCTGACGGTTGAAGAGGTCGGCGACTTCTGCGACGAACAGGACGGGAGATATGTCGCGCTCATCGGCGAGGCAACTGAAAAGCTGATATCGGCCTTCAGGCGGTCCTTCGGGCTGAAAGACGACGAGGATTCGGAAGGAAAAAACTAACGGCGGCGGACTGGGAAGCGACGTGCGAGGAAATGAAGCTCGTTGCTCTCGGTCCGCTGCGACTTTCGCATGACGATTTATGGCGGCTGACGTTCGGAGAACTTGACGATCTTATTTACGCATGGCGATACAGCGAGTTTTTAGAGAGTCAGAAACGGGCGCAGCACGCTGTATGGATCATGACCGCTTCCGGCAACTTGAAGCGCCCTGTCAGGGTGGAAGACCTGTCCGGCTATTGGGTGAACGGTCGGATTATGGACAAGAACGAGTACCACGAATATCAGAAAGAGCGCATCCGGGCTAAAAGGGGGGTAAAGAATGGCTAAGAAAATCACGTATTTCTTCGGGGCCGACATCACGAATCTTGAGCGCGGATGGAAGCGCATCGAGTACAAGATGGGTAAAATGTCCGCGAATATGGAGAAGGTCGGAAGAACCATGTCCAGAGCCTTCACCGCTCCCCTTGTCGGCATTGGTGCGCTCGCTATGCGGGAATCCATACAGATTGAAACGGCGTTTGCTCGTGTAAGGAAGACTGTATCAGGCACCGAAGCTGAAATGAAAGCCCTTGAAAAGGGCATCATGGACATGTCGCAAAAGATGCCGTCAAGCGCCGTTGCTATAGCAGAGGTTGCGCAGGCCGCCGGGCAGTTGGGAATCCAAAGGGAAAACATTCTCTCCTTTTCGCAGGCTATGGTTCAGCTCGGCGAAACCTCGAATCTTGGAGCCGCAGACGGAGCCGCCGCGCTTGCGCAGTTTGCCAATGTCACCCGGATGAGTCAAAAGGACTTTGACAGGCTCGCGTCAACTATTGTTGCTCTCGGCAACTCTCTTGCCACGACAGAGCGAGACGTGGTTGAGATGGGGCAGCGCATCGCTGGTGCGGGTGCACAAATAGGCATGACGGAGGCTGAAATAATGGCCTTCGCCGGTGCGCTGGCAAGCGTCGGAATAGAGGCGCAAATGGGCGGTACAGCTCTTTCCCGCGTCATGATCGAAATGAAGCTCGCAACGGTCAAGGGCGGACAGGACTTGAAGAACTTCGCCGCTGTTGCCCGCATGAGCGCGGAGGAATTCAAAGCTGCTTTCGAGCAGAACGCCGCCGATGCTATGGTCAGGTTTATTCAAGGTCTGGCGTCTCTTGAAGGTACTGGAACATCCGCTATTGAAGTGCTCGACAAGATGGGAATTTCCGAAGTTCGTGTCAGAGACGCTTTACTTCGGTCCGCCGGGGCAAGCGACGTTTTGAAAAACTCCCTTGCCCTTGCGCGTGATGAATGGGAGAGAAACAGCGCTCTCACTGAAAAAACAGCCATCATCTACGATACTACAGGATCGAAGCTACAGATTATGCGGAATCAGATGGTCGCCACTGGCAAGGAGATCGGCGACAAGCTGACCCCGCATTTGCTGAAACTCACAGAAAAAACCCGCGATGTGGTGAAGGTCTTTTCCGACCTATCGCCGGAAGCGCAGGACACCACGGTCAAACTCGCTGCGATCACAGCCGCCATCGGACCTCTCCTGATTGCAATATCAGCGACCCTCAATTCCGTCCGCACGCTCGGGACCGCATTACTCGCTTTTGCTACAGGTCCGGCGGCCCCCCTCATGGCGACCGCCGCCGCAGTCTGGGCCATCGTGGAGGCTTTCAAAGCACTCAACGACATGATGAGCAAGACATCAGAGATACAAAAAAGAGCAACAGGCATGACTCCCGAACAGGTAATGAACCGGCAGCGATACAGCAAAATGGCCGGGGAAATCTACCGGGAGCGGCACGGGAAGTATCCGGTCACCGCTCCTGATTTTAAAGAGCTGGATTCCATCGTTGACGAACTGCTTGCGGAAGCCCGCAAGCGGATGCAGCATCAGATCGACATGAAGGGATACACGCAACGAACGGAAACGCCCGGAGCAACACCCGCACCGGGCGCGACCGAAGAAGGATTGACGCTATCCCCCTTCCAGGGATTACCGGAAGCGGACGCGGCTGTAAAGAAGCTCACTGCGGCAGGGAAAGAGGCCGCAACCGTGTACTCGGAACTGGCACAAAAGTTGGCTTCCGCGCTCAACATCTCGGAAAGCGAAGCAGAAAAGCGGCTCGAATCCGCAAGAGAGATCGGGGTCTTGACCGCTGCCGAGATGGAGCGCCTTGCGGAGAAGGAGCGCCAACAGGCGGAAGCCTTGGAAGCGGCGAGGGCCGGCGTTCAGAAGTTCTGGTCTGAAATGTCGTGGGCGAATCAGCAGGGCTTAATGACGGATGAAAACTACTTCGACATGCTCTCCCGGAGCTTCGACAGTCTGAAAGCGAAACTCGCTGCGGATTCCGGCGGGTTCCTCGACCTCTCCAAGTGGTCGAACTGGACGGAGGAGATGAAATCCACGTTCGCGTCAATGCAGTCGGTCGCCTCACAGATAGCCTCAACACAAATGACCACGCTCAATGAACAGCTGGAAGAAGGTGTTCTTTCTCAAAAAGAGTGGAATGCGGCCGTACAGGAATTACTCGACAAATACTCCGCGCTTCCCGCTGTCGTGGAGCAGGTGAACAACGCGCAAAAGAACACAAAGAAAACCTCTGACGAGTTCGGCATCAGCGCAAAGCTCTGGGCGAACGAACTCTCACAAGGACTTGCGCA